ATGCGCTACATATGTCCAGTACATCGTGGACAATGAGAAGCCGATATACAAAGAACCGCCGAATGAGGTGACGTATAACGCATATGTCCGTTTGAATCATTTCAAGGAGATTTTGTCGCAGTTTCAGGCGAAGGAGACCACGCAGATTCCCACCCATGTTATTGAGGCCATTCGCGGACGCATCAAGAAGGAGAGAATTCAAGACATGGCAACCGAAATCAATTACGAGAAGATGCGCGAGATTCTTAAGAAGTTGGGATTTAACCGGTACTTTGAGCACATTCAATACATCAATTCCATCTTTGGAATCAAACCGCCGGTTATGAGCGAAGAGTTGCAGGAAACCCTGTGTATTTTGTTCATTGAAATTCAGGAACCTTGGGCGATTCATTGCCCCATTTATAGGACGAATTTTTTCAATTGTACGTATACGTTGTATCAGTTGTGCGTATTGTTGAATCAAACACAGTATTTGCCGTTTATTCCGATGATGAAGGACCGAGAGAAACAGTTGGAGCAAGATATGGTGTGGAAGAAGGTGTGCGAGACTTTGGACTGGGAGTTCGTGGCGACTGTCTAAGGACCCTTCTTTGATTACTTAAATTTTATTCAACCGTTTAATTGTATATTTTTTTTTCTGCCCACATTTGCCCATAATTTGGCTTTGGTTTAAATTGTTTATTTTGTTGGTCAGCCCGATATTCGGGATAATGACTCATAATTACTCTGTTTTTATTTAAAATAAACGTTCCAACTAAACTATTGAATAATTCAAAATCTTTTATTTTGTTATAATCGCCATTAAAATATAATTTTCCTAATAATCCCGGTCCAGTTGGATATAATGGATTATAACCGTAATTTTTATTTTTAATATTTTTGACACAATTATTAATACATTCAAGCATAAATTTGTTTCCAGGTTTACAAATTAAAACCGCATTATAAATGCCAATTTGTTTATTTTCCCAATATGACGGGTCTATTTTATCATATATACTATTATAATAATTTGGAGTGTTAATTAACTTGATTTCATCGTCATTTTTTATTTGTAAATCCGCATAGGGTCGGTCAAGAACATAATGTTCTCTAGTTGTTAGTTCCATTAATTTAAATCCGGGTTCACATTGAAATTTTATATCTAAATAAATGCCACCTTTTTTATACATTACGCAATAGCGCCATAAATCGCATTTGTAAGCAGATGGGATTATTTTATCATATGCGTTTAAAACCTCTTTATCAAAATGTTTTTCAATAAAATTACGACATTGCGTTTCATCATATAAACTGTGTTTGAACTCTGGATTATCGCGTTTTAATTTGTCAACACATTCTCTCATTTTTGGCGGTAAATCTTTATTGTGCCACATTTGATAAATATGCAATGGAATTACAGTTTTGCTTTCAAATTTTTCAAATATTTTTTGTTTTTTTATATAATACAATATTAATGCTAATAATAGTAAAATAAAACCAATAATAAATATTTTTAAAAACATTATAAATAATAAATATACTTTATTAAATAAAAAAATATAAATTACACTATAAATCAATACATTTTATTTTATCTTATCTTCTATTCAATACATATTTGGTTAATTTTAAAGTCAGCGACACAACATTCTTCATATAAAACGTCCTCTCCGCTTTGTCGCCGCTTGCTTCCAACTCGGCATCCAGAAACTGAATCATCCCCGTGTCGTCGGTCTTAAGAACATATCCGCGTATAATTCGGATTTTGCCTCGCTGGCTCCGTTCAAACAACTTTTTATAATGCTTGTGCTTTTCAGCATCGGTGGATTCCAAACTTTCAATCAATTGACTCCCTTCTCTCAAAAACACGGCCATATCATTCGCATCCGGAATTTTGTTAAACATCATTTTACACACACAGTCGCCGATTTCGTTCGTGATAATTTCCGCCATTTCCGATTTGGACACCCTTTTAATTTTGGTGTACTGGTCCGGACTCCAGCATTGCTTTCGGATTAGGTTTTTCCCGACCAACCAATCCGATTCGCCACCGTCATTGTATAAATCTTGGTTTCGCATAGTGGAATCTTCTGCGCTCAAAACCACGATTCGGGCGGGGCGATACAACAATGAACCGTCTTTTATTTTCGTGGGGTCGCAGCGATCGTTTTCTCCCAATTCAACTAGGCAGTCTAAGGGGTCATAGGGCTTGGTCTTATCAAACATGTTTTCTAAGGCGATTTCTTCAAAGGATGACATTATAATAATTGTATTTTGTGTATAATTATTATAGATTTTCAATTTTGTAAATTAGATGGTGGTTTTTATGCGGCGAGTCCGGTTTTTTGCCCCACCCCTATTGAATCTTTGGCGAACATTGGCTACTGTTCTATTTGCTGCTAGTCTGGTAGAATCTAATCTGTTGGTTGCTGCTTCGCCAATACTATTGACTCTTTCCGCAGTAGCATCCCATGCTTGACCAGTCCTTTCTTTTGTAGCATCCCATGCTTTACCACTCCTATCTTTTGTAGCATCCCACGTTTCTGATGTTTTATCTCCAATTGTTTTGTCTATTTTTCCACTCGCCTTTAACATTCGTATGTATTCACGTTTTGTTGTAGATATTTTGTCGCCAGAAGTATCCTTCATAATACCTTGAAGAACTGCCTTATCACCGGGTTTATCTAAATCAGTGTCTCCATTTATTTCTTCTGACAGCAGTGTCTCATTGTTAATACTGTTTATAATTTTTTCTCCGGAGGTTTTTCTGTCTGGATTTTTTATTTTAATATATTTAAGCTTAGCTTTGGCAAGATTATAGTCAGAGTTTGTCTTATCGTTAGCAAGCCCCAATATTTCATCTTTATTTGTTAACTCGTTATCTTTCTCTATTTTTAATTTAAAATCTTCTACCGATAACTCATTAATTTTACTAATTTCTGTTATATTCCGTAGTTCTTTAATTTTCTTGTATTTATTTAAAGCTCCTATGTATTCTTTCTTTTTGTCATAAATATTGTCATTATCCATAAAACCAATAATTTTTTTTTGTATTTCAATTTCATCTTTATTCCAGACGTTTGCGTCTTCCAATCTCTTATCATTTGCCATTTTGGTTTGTAATTCTTCTTTGCTCATTTTATTTATTAACGATTCTTCCGATGAGAACGTGTCAACCACCGTTTTTTTTGCTCCTGAAAATCTATCATCTGCCGTTTTTTTATATTTGCCGTGTTCTTTTAGTTTTTGTATATAGAAATCCTTTGCCTTATCTAAATTTTTGTTATCTGGACTATTAACAACACCACCAGTATTATCAAAAATTGCTGGATATTCATTATCGTCGCTCATACTTGAAATCTCACTACCAGCACCACCACCCATTTTAGACCTGGGTCCAACACTTGTGTCAGTGCTTGTGTCAGAACTTGTGTCAGAACTTGTGTCAGAACTTGTGTCAGAACTTGTGTCAGAACTATTGATAGAACTATTGTCAGAACCATTGCCAGAACCATTGCTAGAATTATTTACAGAACCATTATCAGAACTATTGTCAGAACTATTGTCAGAACTATTGTCAGAACTGTTTACAGAACTATTGCCAGAATCACCACCTTCAAAATCATTAACAGAATCACCATCGTCGGAATCACTTTTAGAATTACCATCGTCCAAAATATCCATTATTTGTTTTTTTTCCAATTCACTCAAAACAACATCTCTACCTACTCTCTCTTCCAATATTTTACTGGTAGTAATTAACCTGATTTCTTGTTCGTTAATAACCATATCTATAGCAGACGTATCCAATTTATGATATAATAAATATGCTTTTTTGGCATAATTCAATCTGGTATCATCCGAATCAATATATGAAATTGTAATATTTGAACCATTTATATCTATATTACGGCCCTCCACATATTTGCCCGTAAGCAAATTATTGATTTCAGCAATTTGGGGTGAAGTCAAATCCTTATCGTTTTCAAATTCGTCTTTAAATTGCGAATAATTCATGTTCTCTACTTGTTTTTCTTTTGAACTGGTAATTTGTTTTATTTTATTCATAATTGGTTGCGAAGGATTAAACAATTGCTCTCCATCAATCTCGCTATATTTTTTGTATTCTGGTATTTTTCCAGTTAATTTCATGATGGTATTGAAAAAAGCTTTGCTTTTCAACAATTCGTGAGCAATATCAATTTCTTCGGGGTCTGTTATATTTGCGCCATTTATAATGTCTTCTCTGTTTCTGTTTATTGAAAATATATCTTTGTAATCTTTAAAATCTTTTGCTCCAGATCCTCCATAATATTTCTTATTCCGTTTATGCGTCTTTTTTACAGCGGATTTTTTTGATTTGCGTTTGCGAGATCCGCCCTCTTTAAACGATACTTTTTTTATTACACCCGACGCGGAATTCCGCATGATAGGCTTTGGAGGAGAAGAGTCTGAAGAAGAATAAGAGTTAGTTAAAGACGATATGCCAGAAGACGGAACTGAAGCTGAATCTGAAGACGGAACTGAAGCTGAAGACGCAACTGAAGCTGAAGACGCAACTGAAGCAGGTAGAGGAGACCCATTCATTAACGCATTTAACAAAGCTGAACCAGCCGGTGTATTCAAATAAGCTATCAAAGTTCTTGCCACTTTAATTTTTTTAACAATCTCTTCATCATTCACCACAGCTATTCTACTTTTTTCAATGATGTTCTGTTTATCTCCCGGTTTTATAAACGGCGTCAACTTATATTTCAATTTGTCAATTTTGTCTCTATCAAAATTAATTAATTCGGTCATATCCTCCCAGAAACTAGGCAGATTATCATATGGATAAATCCCATACGTATCAAAATACCGGTCAGGGTCCATATTATTACTTACAATGGTTTCAACCAATTTGCCAGGTTCATCGTCAGCATTCTTTGTATAATATCCTGTCGTCCGAATTGCGACAGGCCCCCTGCCTCCCTTTATTTTTTTCTTAGTTTTATTTTTAGAATTTATTTTTTTTTTTGATTTGTTACCCATATATATTACCCAATGTTTATAATAAAAACAATGAAAATAAATTCGTTGGTTTTATTTCTCTGTTGGTTTATTTCTCTGTTGGGTTATTTCTCCGGTTTGTTGAAATAAACGTTTCTAAATTTATTGATTTTCTTGTCAGGAATGCTTCCATTCATAAACACATTCAACGCCTTCTCTGGTCTCATCAACATTTCAATAATAAAATGAATACAGTAGATACCACATTCGGACGCTCCTCTTTGGTGCGATTTTTTGTTTCTAAGAAACTCAAATTCAATATTCTCTTCCAGACCTTGTTGTTGAACGGTTTTTACAAATTTTCGGATATATTTGGGATAGCTGCCATTCGCGCTGTCAAAAAACATGATAAACTTTCTAGGAACGTCAATGAACACCGAAACCCAATGCGACCCATCATCATTATGTTTGTCTAAATTAAAAACAGTTGCGAATCTTTGCTTACCTTCGCCAATTAATTTCTTCAAATTAAATCTACAAAGTTTGTTCTCTACGCACTCTTTGGATTTTTTGTCAACTATATAGTCATAATCAATTGGCGTTGTTCCTAAATATTTAAAGTCTTTGAAGTGTTTTTCGTATTGTTCCATTACGCTGTCAATATCAAAATTGCTGACCCATTCTCGGTTGTTGGCATTCCACTCGGGCGGATGATCCGGTGCGAAAATCTGCTCCTTGATTTGTTTTTGCATTTCTTTATTGTCTATTTCATTCACCCAACATCGTTCGTCTTTACAATCCAGTTTGGTCTTAAGTTCGTACCAAATTAATGAAGGGTCGGATGCTATGATTTTTTCAGCGTGGTCTTTGTTGTATTCGTCTTTGATTTTCAAAACAATTTCTTTTGTCATACATGAATCGTCAACCACGGTTTTATTATTAACATACGGGCTACAGTTTACTTTATTTAGTTTTTTTGTATTGCTGCCGCCCCTTTGTTTCTTTTTATTTTTTTTAACTCTTCTGGTTTTATTTAACATACCCGGGCTATATTATTAGTTAGTATTTTTTCGTTTCAAAATATTATCATGAATATTTTGAAATTAAGTTGGCAATAAGCTGGCATTAAAGCTGGCATTAAAAAAATGCTTTGAAAAAATGAAAAAAAATGAAAAAAAACACAAATATATAACTTACCTTCTTTGATTCATTCGGCGTTTAAGCAGCCTTCTTTACTACCTTCTTGACTACCTTCTTCTCAGGGGCAGGCGCTTCCTCGGCAGCAGGCTTCTCCGCAACCGCAAGCTTAACAACCGGCTTTTCCGCAAGCTTTTCCGCAAGCTTTTCCGCAGGCTTAGCAACTGGCGCAGGCTCAGGCTTCTCCTCATCATCACTGTCCTCAACCATAGTTGATACAGGCGCAGGAACCGAATTCACCTCCTCCTCAGCCTCAATGTCGTGGTTCTCAATGGTATTCTTCTCGTCTTCCGACAACTTGATATGGCACTTGCCGAATACACTGACAACCTCCTTGGGCTTGACTACTGCCTGAACCAGCTTCCAGGTAACACCCCATCCCTTGCCACCAATCCAAATACCGCCGCACTGTAAAACACAGGCAACATTACTCAACTTGGGAACAAAGTGTGCGGGAGTCAGCTCGTCATTCTCACAAGGGAATATCAGACTGCCATTGGTGTCGTACAACTCAACATTCCATCGGTTGTCCTTCTCATAGAAAGGCACCTTGGCACTAATCGTAGGACTCTTGGACATATCGGGCTTCTTGGTTCCCTTAATCTTGGGAAACTTGAGCATAGGGAAGAAACTGTACTTCAATATATCAAGGGTCAGCTTCTCCCCCCACCACAACTCGGAGTTCTTGACAGCCTCGTTCAAGATGGCGGACTCAAAAGCCTTAATCTTGTCTAAAAACATGCTGGAATTCTTGGTTGCGTACTCCTCGTTGGGGAAAGTGAGCGAGATACTGAACTTACCATCGGAAACGCCGGTTTGCTGGTCTACGAAATCGCTGATTCCCCAAGTAGTCAACAGGGGAGACGAGATGTGGAGACCACGGCCGGTTTGATTGCTAATAATATTAATTGACTTTCCTTGCTTGTCATTTACCTTGGGAGGAGTGAAACGAATCGCTTCAGGGACCCAGGCGTTAACATCAAGGACAATAGGTTGAGACTTAGTTGAGGACATTTTATTGTATGTGTAATATATGTTTTTGGCTTTAAATATCTTTATAAATTCAATTTTATAAATTTTTTGGAGATTTTTCCAAAAATTTTAAAATGCTTTTCAAAAAGAGATAAATTGCTTCTTATATACACCGTCGCATATTTAAAATGGCACAAAGGAAAATAAACAAAATAAATACAATGAATTAATATATATATATTATAACAGAAATAATGTCTGGACAAAATCAACAAGAAGATTTAAGAGGTGCGGATTTAATCGGTCATGATTTAAGAGGTGTGGATTTAGCAGGTCGGGATTTAACAGGTGCAATTTTAACAGGTGCAATTTTAACAGGTGCGAATTTAGAAGGTACGGTTTTAACAGATGCGAATTTAACAGATGCGAATTTAATAGATGCGAATTTAACAGATGCGAATTTAACAGATGCGAATTTAACAGGTGCGATTTTAACAGATGCGATTTTAACACGTGCTAATTTAACACGTGCTATTTTAACACTTGTGATTTTTACACATGCGGATTTAAGAGGTTTGGATTTAAGAGGTTTGGATTTAAGAGGTGCAAATTTAGCAGGTGCAAATTTAGCAGGTGCAAATTTAGCAGGTGCGAATTTAGCAGGTGCGAATTTAACAGGTGCGAATTTAACAAGTGCGAATTTAACAGGTACGATTTTAAAAGGTACGATTTTAAGAGATGCGATTTTAAGAGGTGCGATTTTAAGAGGTGCGATTTTAAGAGGTAGGAATTTAGAACGTATGAATTTTAGAGATGCGAATTTAGCAGGTGCGAATTTAGCAGGTGCTGATTTATCCGGTGCCGATTTATCCGGTGCGAATTTAGAAGATGCGAATTTAGTAAATACGATTTTAAGAGGTGCGAATTTAGAAGGTGCGAATTTAGAACATGTAATTTTAGAAAATGTAAATGTCAATAATGCACCTCAAGGTGTTGCACCTCAAGGTGTTGCGTTTGAGATTCATAATCTATTTAATGATTTGGACATAACAAGATTTATGGACATTATAAGACGTAATATAACACCAGTTTTTGTTGCTGGTGAATTATTAGAAAAACTTATTGTTTATTCAGCAACAACTTTACCAGAAAAAACAGAAGAACTTATACGTATAAATGCTAGAATTAAGAATTATGAAAATAAAAATTATAATGCCGTCCAAGATGTTATTACATTTGTATTATTGCAACCAGACGCGTTTATACAAATGTATATTACAAACTTCACAGGTGATTGTTTAAACGCATATACTCATGGCGATCCCCAAAGTTGTGTCAAAGGACAATATGAAAGAGTATTTATGAATTTACAAGGTGTGCTTGGATACACTTGTAACCAAGACGAATCCGGTTGTCCTCCTGTGTATAAAGAATTATTATATTGTTTTAAACCAGATTATAATAAATTATTTCAAGATTGGTTTGAAATGGGTCAAGATAATGACGCAGAAACTAATTATAGAAACAAAACTGCGGTTGAAAAAGAAGCATATATTAATCAAAAAAAAATAGAATTTAGAGCATATGTTGTTACACAGATAGGAGAAAGACCTAGTCTTGATACATATCTTAATGATTCTTTTTCTGGATTTTATACATCAATGTATAGTGGTGGAAAAAAACGCAAAACGAAAAAACGCAAAACGAAAAAACGCAAAACGAAAAAACGAATAAACAAAAAGTAAAAAGGTTAATAATAGTACAAGACTAACTGGTACAAATAAACAAACAATAATTGCTTCTTATTTAAATGCTTCTTATCCAATAAAGCATTTAAACACATAATTAAAAAAGTTTTAGAGAATGCCACAATTCGCAACTTGTTACTTATACGGCGGACTAGGAAACCAATTGTTCCAAATATTTGCCACAATTGCCTATTCCATGGAACACAACCTGGACTTTGTCTTCAAATACGACACCCAACTCGGAAAACGACCCACCTACTGGAATTCTTTTTTGGCATCTTTAATTGAACACACAACAGAGAACATAGATTATTCCCAATTATTCCAATTAGACCAAGGAACCCACGGATTTGTAAAAATGCCCCCGCCCAACAACAACAACATTATTTTGAACGGGTATTTTCAAAGCTTCCGATTCTTTGACACTTATTTTGGAGCCATAACCAATAAAATCCGGTTATCTGACATGCAGGACCGTTTGCGACCTCGCATAAACAAGAACAGTATTTCTCTCCATTTTCGTAGAGGAGATTATAAAGAATTGCCGGGGTGTCATCCGATTCTGGAGATAGAATATTACATGAACGCGTTGTCATACATTTTGACGATGGATGACGAGATAACCCACGTTATCTATTTTTGCGAAAACGAAGACTGCGTTGAAATAGAAGAGACGGTCGTGGTTCATTTGAAAACGGAATTTAGGAAATGTATTTTTGAACGACATGAAGAAAAGACCGACTGGGAAGAGATGTTAGCGATGAGTTGCTGCAAACACCACATTATTGCCAACAGCAGTTTTAGCTGGTGGGGTGCGTATTTAAACCCGTGCGAATCCAAGATAGTTTGCTATCCTTCTCTGTGGTTTGGTCCGCTGATATCGGAAGATACTAGTACAATGTTTCCCAACAACTGGATAAAAATGTAAATATATAACAAATAAAGATGGAAGAGGAAATTAAAAAATTAAACGATAATTTTTTAGTAATCCAAGATGTGATTTGTAAAAACGTCAAGATAAAGGCGCTTATAAAACGAAAATTGGCCCGATTGAAGGAAATCCACGGCGAAATCATCAAAGACAACAACACCAAAAAAATATTTTTAATTTGTTTAGAGTCTTTTCATTTTCAGTACAAAGTCATGACGGTAGAGACAGACAATTTACATAGAAATTATCTGCTTTTTATGAACCGAACTTACTGCGATTACTACAATCTCTACAATTTATTGCTCAAACAATTTGAGGAATATAAGATTGAAGTTCCGACCAAGACTCAGCATCCGGTGTATAAAGATTTAGAACCCTTTTTTGAATATAGTTTAGAAAAGATTGAATTGGTTCGTGGTAATTGTATTGAATTAATTATGGTTTTAATTTCCAGATTCCGAGAGAATGAAATATATATCAAAAAATACAAATCTAAATCCAAAAGCGGAATCCGAATTTCAAATTTTATAAATACACTGGAATATGACAACAATGTGTTGAGCGATCAAATTATGCTTTACATCAATTACTGTTATTTTTTCCAAAACACGCAGCAAAAATACTTTAATAAACTGACCGTGAAAACTGTGTTTCTCAAAGAAGACATTGACAATGATATTACGTTTCATGAAACTCCGTGGGACAATACTCAAATAAATGATGATGAGACGTTGACACAATACAGTGATGAATGTGCGGTCAAACAATGGGATGATGTTGGAATTAGCAAGGAAGAAATGGAAAATACAGAGAACAAATTGATTGGTCAGAAGGACCCGGAGAACCCAGAAACAAAGGACCCAGAATTAAAAAACCCGGAATTAAAAAACCCAGAATTAAAAAACCCAGAATTAAAAAACCCGGAATTAAAGGACTCTGAAACGAAGGACTCAGATACAAGTGATTCGGAACCGAATGACACAGAAACGAAGGACACAGAAACGAAGGACACAGAAACGAAGGACATAGAACCAAAGGAAACAGAACCGAAGGAAACAGAACTGAAGGAAACAGAACTGAAAAACATAGAGCCAAAAAGCAAGGCAAAAAAGAAAAAGAAATAAGTTTATTCACAAATTATTTATTATAATATTCGGTAATATTATAATGGTATATTCAAAAAAAAAACGACACGCATATAAACGTGTTATGAAAGGTGGGGCAAAAATTTGCAGCAATTGTGGAGCAAAAAGTATAGATAGTGCGACAGAATGTCGTGCTTGCCATAAACGTTTTGATGTGCGGGAAGAATATAGTTTAGACAGAATATTTAATAGACAACCTCCTTCGGATAGCGGTGCTTCAGGTGGTGGCGGTTCATCAAATCGTGGATTTGGTATGATGCCGCCCCCTTCAGGTGGTTCTTCAAATGGTGGATTTGGTATGATGCCGCCCCCTTCAGGTGGTTCTTCAAATGGTGGATTTGGTATGATGCCGCCGCCTCCTTCAGGTGGTGACGGCCGCGATCCTCGTTTAGTGAGAATAATTAAAAGTTTATTTACATTTTTAGATATTGATCACAATCAAATAATAGATAATCATGAACTTTTAGCTTTTGTTGATATGTTTCCATGGCAAGAATGGGGATTAGAATATAATAGAGAATTAGCAATTTTTAATATTGGTAATACGCCATATTTGGATGAAAATAATTTTTACGACTATATTATGGATTATAATCAAGAATTTATTGAAGATTCGGGATTTCACGGGCTTATACCATTTATCATGGAAATAGATATAATTTTAAATTTGTTTATATTTTTGGATGACGATAATAATGGATTATTAAATCAGAATGAAATTCTAAGTTTTTTTGACAGGTTGCCATGGCCACAATGGGAAATACAATATAATAGAGATATAATAATTAATGATATTAGAAGTACGCCAGAATTGAATAGACTTAATTTTATTCAGTATATTAGACAGGTTAATCAAACATTAATTTTTCATACTGGATTTTATGGGCTTATGCCATTTCTCCAGGAAATGGTTGAACCTGATGTAGATATAATAATACCACCGCCACCACCACCGCTACCGCTACCGCTAATTTATACCAGTGTAATACCCGGGAAAACAAGTATAACATGGAAACAATTACGCGATTTGACAACCTTTATTCCTACGACCGACCCAGAAGCAGGTATAGATGTGCATAGATTTTACGGACAATTGATCGGAGTAAATGATAGAACTTTGATACCTCTTATTCGTGCTAATACTAGAAGTATGATTTCGGATAAAGAATCTGGAAGTCCTAATTTGGTGTTGAGAAGATGGTGGAATTTAAGAAGAGGTTTGGGATTGTCTGAAGAGATTCCTTACCGAGGCACTATGTTGACCATAAAAGACCTTGAACCGTTGAATGAACGTTATTGTCGTCCTGACATGAGACAAGCTGATCGACCAGACTTAATTCAATTTAGTTCTCATCTAGAAGCTTGGCGACTTGTTCTTTCATTTACAGATGAGATGCCAGATGAATTTAAAGCACGAATAATTGAAGTATTAGTACCAAAGCTTGTTAGATCCGAAAGTTTTCCTCCCCACGCTATGGCAATACCATGTCATCAAGGGTCGTGGGAATATGTTGTTATTTCTTGGAATTCCGTCGTTCAACAATTATTTCCAAATGAACGCGACCCGGTTCTTCCAGCTACTATTCTAACAGATAATGAAATGAAAACTTTTGTACTAAAAATTGTGAGTGAAGAACACAATAATCTTGATTATTATGTTGGTAGAAACAAACAAAACGCTTTAATTTTAGATAGCCTAAAACCATTGATTAGAGAAAGAATAAATGCGTTAATGGCACAAAGAAATATTCAACGAACACCAGCAATAATAGAAAGATGGGAACAAGCTATTATAGCAGGTTTTGCGGATGCTAGGCTAGACACTAGCACGTTTTTGGGAGGAAAAAAAACTGTTCATAAAAAACACCGGAACCCTCGCAAAACAGTTAATAAAAAAAGCAAAATAAACAAAAAGAAATAAGTTTATTCACATATCATTATGTATTTAGCATAAATATACAATGAAAATAATCATGGCAGTGGTGGATGGCGGAAACAGCCAACTTTATACAGAAAAACGATATAACCCTATGTTTTTGTGTATTTTATAAGGTTCTCTGATGACCCAAATTTATTTATACCGGTGAACGACCCTAAAGCTTCGCTTTTGCGCTTCGCTTTATTCGCTTCGCTTTATTCGCTTCGCTTTATTCGCTTCGCTTTAAAAAAGGAAATCATTTTGTTGTTTTTTTTTCATATTCTTCCTTTTTATCGTTTTCTTCATTTTAAATTTTTTGGTTAGAACCGCCGTCTTTTTAACCCTTTTCATCAATGGCGACAACACAAAATTATTCACAACTGTTTGTTTTCTCTGTTTTACCACATTTTTGCGCTGTTCATTTGGATTGTATTTTAAAAACCACTCATCATATTCTGGCGTCCCGCGCTTTGAAAGCAATTCTTTAAATTTCAATGCTTTGTCTGTGCGAATATCTTCTAACAATTTCTGTTTTCCATAACAATCAATGGTAAACCGTTTCAAAAGCCCCGATTGGCTCAGTCGGTTTTTTTGCTGAACGTTGAAAAGAAACATCGCCATACATAAAATTCGGTCTTTGTTGTAATACCTTTTTTTGGAATACAAGAACGCCAAGTAAAACGACAAGAGAGTGTCAATCGTTCCCACATTTACGTCGTTTTTATTACTCTCTACATTTATTTTATTATAACTATGGCACGCAATCGGTTCGTACATGAACAGCACCGAATCATCTCCAATTTTTATTTCAATATGTCTCGGAATAACCTCACTTAGTTCGGCGTGCTGAATCAATACGATTTTATCCTTTACCACTTCTTCTAATTTTTCCTTTACGATGATGGCGGATTTGTCAATGTCTTCCAAAATAACATCAAAATCCGCAATCTTCTCTAGTTTTTTCTTATCTTTCTCTGGCATATATTTGGAATACAGATTGCACGCATACCCGCCGATAAAAATGGCACCCAGCGAAATTAACGTGTCTCTCAATACAACATGGATTTTTTCCTCTACTTTTTCGGAAGACGACACGTCGGTAAACACCTTGGGTTTACTATATATGCTATCTTTATTCACAATGGAATTCAACGTGGATTCCTCCATCCTTTTTTGAAACTCCACGATGCTACAGTTGGTTTTTACGTTTATGGGGTAATTTTTATTCAGCAATTGTAGACGTTTAAATACCTTTTCCCAGCGACTAACGTCACCCATGGGTCTAGACAGCTCCAAATACATATTCATGCGTAGAAAATTTGCGGGAGCATATTTTATTCCGGCAATTTTGATAGACTCGCTCAAAAGTTCGTCAAATATGATTTCGTGAATGTAAGTTATGTCGGCGATAGGGATAAAATTCACAAAGACCTTATAGGTTCCATGATGAATGCCGGCTTTTGCTTCAATTTCTTTGTATCCGGCGTCGGCGTACAGGTTTGCTAATTCAATCGCATCATTCATGGCGTTTTTTGAATAAAAATCGTAGTCGGGAATCTCAATTTCTCTGTCGTAAAACTGGTCTTGCTTTGGGAGAATGTTGTTGATTGCGGTTCCGCCATAACAAATAAGCGGTTTTCTTTGTAAAAAATTTTCTAAAATATCAATGATTTTTTTTACATCATCGTTCATAACTATTTTTTTTGCTTTTATCAACTCGCTTTCGTCAACGGACTGGCGCAAAATAGCCAGTTCACATTCACTAAAACTCATTTTGTTGTTGCATAATGAATTGTTATATTTATTCATTAGTATATATATTATATATACTAATTTTTGAAATTTATTAAGCTCGTGCGGCATTATTTAAATTAAATTTTTTCACTAGTTTACTTACTGGAATGAACGAACTTCCAAACTCGTTAAATAAATTTTCATAGTTAGCCAGTTCCTCGCTGGGTTTGTAAAATTTATACAGGAGAAATTGCGGATACCACCTAGATATCGTATCCTTTGGTTTTGGCGGCTTTATCTGGTCTATCTGCTGTGGAGATACTATCATAAAATTGTCAATATCGGTGCGTAATCCTTTTTTGCTTGGCATAATTTTTTTTTGGGGAATTGATACTAAATCCGAATAAGTGTACTTTGGAAAACTGATTGTTCCTGTCTCCATGGAAATATAATTATTCAATTTATTGCGTGGGGGTAAATCGCGTGGTATATAATTTTTATAATTAGGAGAACTTGTTCTGTCTAATATTATGATTACTTTACCCATCAGTTGTTTCAAAAAAGTTCCGCTATTCACTTCTCCGCGATATAATTTTCTCTTAAAATTGTAGTTTATGAGTGCGGAAATGCGCGAATAAGTTTTTGCTGAATTATTTTTGATTCGCAATAAAACAAACAATGGGTCATTCGGTGAAGGCGATGGTTTAGAAAAAGAATACCCAATTACGGTTGCGAATGCTTCCGATAAAGCAAGACGGTTTTCGGTATCCATACTTTTATATTCGGGGTCGCCAGAATACGACACGTATTCTTTGCTATCTCTTGTGTAAATTTCAAAATCAATAAACCGGCACCCTCTTTCTAAAACTGCCTTAATGGCGTCCTTTCCGGTATATTGTCCACTAATCGCGCTATTGTAAGACGATTTTACAATAAATTCGCGAATCGGTAGAGATAAATATTTGTTGGGAATGGATTTAATTTTTATTGGGACACTGGTGGATTTCATATTTTTCACTTCATCTTTTTTTGATGTGGCAAATCCTTCCAGATTACCACTTTTTATTGATGCCCGCGATTTTAATAAATTGTAAATAATAAATAGTGTTAATAAAATAATTACTAAAATCAAAAATTTTTTGAATAAATCCATTATATATTATAACTGACTTTTAATTTTCAATAATGAATACAAATTAATATTTAAATCCAATGATGTATTATATATAATAATGGCAGGCGGATTACTTAACCTTGTTGCTGAAGGAGCAAATAATTCAATTATTCAGGGTGGCGATAATCAAAAAACACTGTTTCGCGCAACTTATAATAAAATAACCAATTTTGGACTCCAAAAATTTCGTATTGACTACGACGGCCAGCGCGATTTGCGTTTGAGCGAAGCATCCGTTTTCTCTTTCAAGATGCCTCGGTATGCGGAACTGTTGATGGATACTTATATTTCAATCACCCTACCCCATATATGGAGCCCAATCTACCATCCGACCCAAGATGCCAGTAGCAATTGGACAAATTGGTCGGCGTATGATTTTCGTTGGATAAAAAACATTGGAACGAATCTCATTAAAGAAATTGAAATCAAGTGTGGAAATTTCACCTTACAAAAATACTCCGGCGATTATTTAGCCGCAATGGTTGAACGCGACTTTGACGAATCCAAGAAGAAATTGTTTTACGAAATGACCGGGAACGTCAGCGAGCTCAACGACCCCGCCAACAGTTTCGGCCGAGCAAATACATACCCTTCTTCGTATTATACTACTAGCACTTTAGGTTCAGAGCCCTCTATTCGTGGCAGAACCCTTCTGATTCCAATGAATGCCTGGTTCACACTTGACAGCAAATGCGCATTTCCAATGGCGTCTCTACAGTACAACGAACTCTATGTCAATATAACAATGCGACCGATTGAAGAACTTTTCCAGGTGCGCGACGTGTTTGACAGTATCAATAATTATCCATATTTAAGGCCTGATTTCACGCAAGACCGGTTTCAACTGTATCGGTTCTTACAAACCCCGCCATCGGAGGTAATTAATAAAGCAAATTATCCATCTATCATAAATGGCTGGAATGCGGATATCCATATTTTAGCAAACTACTGTTTTCTCTCAAAAGAAGAGACGCGGGTTTTTACCTCAGAGAGTCAGGTATATTTGATAAAAGACATCATTGAGCACACGTATGAAAACGTGACCGGTTCCAAAAAAATAAAGGTCCAGTCCAACGGAATGGTTGCGAACTGGATGTGGTACTTACAAAGAAATGACGTGCATATGCGCAACGAGTGGAGCAATTATACAAATTGGCCCTACCGAACTATTCCTGGAGATATTCAAAATGCGCCAATATCCGGAACAAATCCGAATATTTCTCTGGCAAACAACCCAGCGACCCTTATCGGACCCCTAATTCAACCGACGGGCAAAAACACGGGTTATTTTATTACCGGCGATTTTACTGTTGAAAATCAGAAGGATATTTTAGAAACCATGGGCATTCTTTTTAACGGGGAATACAGAGAAAATTTGTTAACAAGAGAAGTGTATGATTATATTGAAAAATACACGCGCACAAAAGGGTTCGCATCTAATGGAATTTATTGCTACAATTTTTGTTTAAACACGAGTCCAACCGAATATCAGCCAACCGGCGCAATCAACATGTCAAAATTCAAAACCGTAGAGATTGAATTAAACACATTTGTTCCTGAATTTGATTTACAGAATTACAATTACCAGATTATATGCAATGAAGGAGTGGTGATCGCAACAAACGCGCCGACGTGGCGACTTTACGAATACAATTACACTATGCGATTATTTGAAGAAAGATACAATGTGTTGTCTTTTGTGGGCGGGTATTGCGGTCTTTTATACGCCAAATAAAGA